CATTGTCGGACGTTTGGTGCGCATTGTCGAAAATGCGACATCCGGTGTATGGGTAGAATTTGTCAATGATGAAGACAGAAAGAACCTCAACAACGCGGCCGGATGGTCTGACAAAAAACGCCTGTATCTATTGACAGGTCCTAAATTTGATGATTGAAAAACAAAAAAAAACAAATACCATGAATAAAATATTTTTGAGAGGGAACGTCGGCAAAGATCCGACAATCCATGATTTCTCCAACGGCGGAAAGGTGGCGCAATTCACATTGGCCACAACAGAGAGAGGGTTTACAACGCGTGACGGCAAGCAGATTCCGGACGTGACAGACTGGCACAACATTGTTGTCAAGCAATCCGGGTTGGCCAATGTAGTGCAGCAATATGTCAAGAAGGGAACGTCGCTGTTAATTGTCGGTAAGTCCCGTACCAGATCATACCAAGATAATGCCGGGCAAACTCGCTATGTCACGGAAGTCATTGTCGATGAAATGGAATTGTTGGGAGGGAAGAAACCGGAACAGGCACCGACACCGGAACCGGACTATTTCGGCGGACAATTTACCAACGATGATTTACCATATTAAAGTTCGAAGCCATGCAGATCAACAAAAAAGACTACCAGCCCGAACGACACGATATGTTTAAGGCATTGACGGTCAAACAGCCGTATGCCGATCTACTGACACGTGTTGTTTACCGAGACGAAAACGGCGAATATCACGCCGAGAAAACAATCGAGGTAAGAACGCGAAATATCAATTACCGTGGCGATCTCCTTATTTGTTCGTCTAAAAAACCGAATGACATCCCGGGCCGCATGGCCGGCGTAACTTGCGGTTTCGTTGAATTGTACGATACGAAACCAGTTGAAGACTTCACGCCGGAAGATTGGGCCGCGACTTGCATCCCGGAAAAGGACCGTCCGAGTAAGGGTTACGGGTGGTTAATGAGGAATCCAAGACGAGTTGTCGAGATGCCAATCAAAGGTCAACTTGGACTTTACGACATCGTTGTCCCGAAAAACGACATAACGGAATATCCACGAAACGTTGCATTGGGTTCCGATGGATGGGACATTGTTCAAAATAAAATCAATCATATTAAGAAATGAAAGTACAAGTAACAGCAATGAAACTCGTCTGCGACTGCTGTGGTGAGACTTACGAGGACAACAACGGCTGGACTTGCATCGTCGGTGACATGGACGGCAGCGACATTGAGCAAGAGGCCTTAAACGACGACTGGCTTGAACTTGGCGGCAAACACTATTGCCCCAAATGCTATTCGAACGACAAAGACGATGATTATGTCACAAAAGACGGATGTGTTTACGATGGTGAAACCGAAGAATTACTGAAAGGAGGTGAGAAATGAAAGATGTTATTAAATTGAAGCCAACCGAATCCGGATATATTGAGGATGAAAACGGGGTTGAATATATTAAATATGGCCTTGTAACTTCAATGCAAAAATCCGTAATTGACGAAAACAATAAATTACGTGAAAGGATGAAAAAATTGGCTGAAAAATTAAAGGAATGTAAAAATGAAAAAACATTGCCAAAATAAATTGACGGCTTTTGATGCCCAACTGTGCAGAATGGTTGAATCATTGACCCAAGAGCCGTGTGAACCGAAATTCGGTGGAGATCATTACTTCATCGAAGTTGATTACGGGAACCGTGATCCGGAGTTTGTGTCCGCCGTTTGGCTTGCCATCGAAGGCCGCGCGGGTGATCTTTTGCAGGATATGAAAGATGATCCTGACCGGCATTGCTTGATTGCTCAAATAAGTTTTTACGACGGAAAATGCAAAGATGCAGCGTTTATCCCTAAAATTGAAACTGAACCATGAAAGAAAACGAACCAATTGTAATGACCGAGGAATTTTGGTCTGACTCCCCGTTGTCAATCGTAAGACATTACGGACACATTAGTATGAGGGGAACAGAATATGTCATTGTCAACAAGGAGGGGAAGGATATTTTTCAATGCTCGAAGGAAGCCGATGAACAAGGACGTGATTATGCGATAGCGCCCGGAGAACCTTGTGACTTGTGCAGGGCGGACGTTGTTCCGATCTACCGAAAATTAGGACGTGAAAAATTCATCGAGTTTTTAGAACAAAATCCCGACGTATGGACAATGAAGCAAATCAAGGACAGGTTGAAGGAGTGGCAAAAGAGCCAAGGCAATTGACGTGCGGCGATTGTTGGTACTGCACATGTACAGATTTGTGGAGTTCCGCATGTATCAAGTTCGAGTTGCCTGTAAAAGCTGACGGCCCGGCATGTATTTCCATATACACCAAATAACACCGATTCTTTATTTATCAAAAAAATATCTATCTTTGCACAAATTATTGAACATGAAAATCGTAAAACTTAAAATTTCGGACCTCGAAGGCAATATCGGTCAAATCCCAGGATTGCCCAAAAATCCACGTAAATGGAGCGAAGATGAAGTCAGCGCTTTGGCGGCATCGTTGTTGGAAACGCCGGAATTGTTTGAAGCACGACCAATCATTTGTGTTCCATACGGCGAAAAGTACGTCATTCTTGGCGGAAACATGAGGTTTGAGGCAAGCAAGAAAAACAAAGCAAAAACAGTTCCTTGTGTGGTAATGCCATCAGATACACCAATTGAGAAAATGATTGAAATTGTCGCAAAAGACAATGGGTCATTTGGCCATTGGGACACCCGGGAAACCGTCAGTTCGCCACAATTAAGTAACGCCTATTTGCTCGCGTACAAATGGTTGGAATTTAACGGCTTCAACCATCTATGGTATTCCAACGGGTTTTGCTTTTTTGGCGAGGAGAGAATTCATTTCAATGTAACACAAAAGTTTAAAGTCGGGTTCATCTGCGACATTACCCATTTCGGAGAATGGAGAATCATTCCGCAGGCCGGAATCCGTTTTGATATATAATGCTATGGCACGTTCGGGAAGGAAGCCGTTATATTCGGCAGAAAGAGTAAAGAAAATATGCGACGCGATCGCCAACGGCGAAACAAACGCGGCGGCTGCTAAAATTGGCGGCATACATATCTCGACATTCTGTGAATGGCAGAACACGAAACCCGAATTTGCCGAAGCGATTAAAAATGCGAAATTGGCATTTGAGGGATGGCAGTCGAACGAAATATTGGAAGACGCGCGAAAGTCCCTCAAAACGCTAATTTGCGGCCAAGAATACGAGGAAATCAAAACGGAATATGAAAACGGTCCGGACGGCAAGCCTCGTTTCAAAAAACAATCGCGTACCACAAAAAAGATTTTGCCAAACCCAACAGCGGTTATATTCGCGCTGTGCAATCGTGATCCGGAACATTGGCAAAACAGGATTTCGCAAGATGTCAACGGCAAGATCGACGTTGAACAAAAGGGTTCCGGAATATCTTTAACAAACGTACCTGATTCGTTACTGGCGCAAGTCATTGAAGCAATCAACGGTAAATGATGGATGCGATCCAAATAACAAGGATGCTGACCGAACACCCGGAGTTGTTTTTTCAGGAGGGCGCAAGGCGGAAACTGATATGGTTTGCACAATACATGGACCGCAAGTTTGACGCAACACCGTTCCACAAGACGTATTATCGCGTCTTGGATATGTTTGCCAAACGCAAGATAAAGAACCTTATCGTACAGGCACCGCCGCAACATGGCAAGTCCCAAGGATCGAGCCGTTTCCTGCCTGCAAACATGCTCGGATTGTACCCTGACTTAAAGATAGCGATCTGTTCTTATGCGGCAACGATCGCCAAGGACTTTAACCGTGACGTTCAACGCTTGATTGATTCGGACGAATACCGGGCAATATTCCCGGAAACACAATTGAACGGCTCCAACGTGGTGACGGTATCGAACAACTATTTGCGAAACTCGGATGTGTTCGAAATTGTTGGCCACACAGGTTCTTTGCGCGTAGTTGGTCGTGGCGGTTCTTTGACATCTAAAACCGTTGATGTAATGATCTTCGACGATTTGTACAAGGATGCCAGCGAAGCGAACAGCCCACAAATCAGGCAAACCGCTTGGGAGTGGTACACGAAGGTCGCAAGGACACGTTTACACAACGATTCGCAACAACTGATTGTTTTTACAAGATGGCACCCGGATGACATAATCGGGAAGATCATCGAAAACGAAAACGTGATATTTGCTGAAAAATGGTCTGATTTCGATAATGTTCCGGACAAAGATTGGATTCTGGTCAACTTCGAGGCAATCAAGACGGGAAATCCAACAGAAATAGACGATCGTGAACCGGGCGTTGCATTGTGGCCGGCCCGGCATTCATTGGACCGTTTGGCGGCACAAAAACAATTGGACCCTTTTGGTTTCCAGTGCCTGTACCAAGGCGACCCGGGCAATGCAGAAGGAAAATTGTACCAACCCTTCAAGACTTGGGTTGAAAAATCGGAATGGGGACAATATATACGTTCGGGATGTTATGTTGATGTAGCGGATGAAGGAGACGATTTTCTATTTGCTGCATCATACGACATCTACCGTTCAGAAAGTCAGATTTGGAATGAGGCGAAACACCGGATGGAGCCGTTGTTGTTTGCATTGATTACTGACATTGAGTTTACCGACGAATCGACGGATGTTACAACGGTAACGGTCCCGCGACTGATCAACACTAACAACGTACAAAAAGCATGGATTGAATCGAACAACGGCGGATCTCAGTTTGAGAAGGTCGTAAAAAAGAAAGTACGGGCGTTGACCGTAGCGTTTTACCAGAGCAACAACAAGGAATCAAGGATAGTCACTAATGCGCCGTTTGTCAATCAACACATCATCATGCCGTTCGGTTGGGAAACAAGATACAAGAAGTTCCACGATCACGTAACGTCTTTCTTGCGGAAATTCGATGCAAACACGCATGATGATGACGCGGACGGGTTGACCGGGATTTACGAAAAGGAAATCGCCGACGGCAACGCCAAACCATACAATGCAACGACGAGGGGGATCCGGGTTCATTGATATTTGCCAATTTTTCAAGATTTGGCAAGAAACTTTCCATTATACGCAGTTTTGGAAAGGAATTGAATAATTACACATTTTTCAAAAAAAAATCGTTTTGATGCGATTTTTTATAAAAATAACTATATTTGCAAGCGAAAGCGGCCAAGGGTAAGCCGTCAAGTACCAACAATTAAAACATTAAACCTATGTCACTTATTTGTCAATGCCCGGCCGCCGCTGCAATCTCGACGATCCCGAACGTCGTTTGCCCGGAAAACTTTGGCCAGATTCAGAAAGTTGCGTTCCAGCGTCTTCGCAAGGCTGATGGAACCAAAAACAGTTTCACGACTACCGCATCAATTCTTTTGAAAGCGTCATGGACCGCGCTGTTGTCGGCCGCTGACGGTTCAAAAGTTGTGGTTTCTCCCTACATCAACGCTCCGGCCGATTCAGGCGGTGACGCACGTCGTACCGGTGGCGGCAATGATGATCTCGGAGGCATTTCGGAAGTTCTGGGTGGTAACCCCGTCCAGTTCGACGGATCGATGCGTTCCGTCCCGCAGAATGTCATTAAGGTCATGAAGGAGTTGGAATGCGAGGCAAACGCCGGCAATCTCGGTGTTTACCTGTTCGACGAGAACGGAAAGATCGAGGCGATCCAAGACGAAACCACCGCGACCACCTACTACCCCATTCCGATTCGTTCCCTGTTTATCGGGTCGAAGATCCACGGGAATTTCGACGCCAAAGACTCCAATGCGATTTCATGGTTGTATCCGGACAACTATTCGGACCAGCTGAAAATCGTTGCGCCTACCGACTTCAACCCGTTGACCGATTTGATCCCGGCATCAAATTAACAAGCCATGAACGCCAAAACGACAATGGTAACGTTGTGCGCAAACGGCGTTACCCGGGAATTTGAGATTTCCCATGCTGAAAGATTGTTAAAGATGCCGAACAACGGCGGATGGCATTTGCCAGCAAACAGTAAATTCGAATTTGTGAACAATGGGTTACGACATCGCCAAGATAAGAAAGAAAATCGCGGAAAATAAGCGTTCCGCCACATTGAGCCGTGCGAAACTGCACCAGATGCGCATCAAGTTCCACACGGTCAAGCGCGTTACGACTTTCAATGCACCGTACATTTCTTTGCCATTGACCCAGTTTTTGGCAATGGTCGAAAACATCTTGCCGCATGATAAGTTTCTTTTGTTCAAAGCTCTTTTCCGTTATCCAATCAAAACGAATGAGATAACGGAAATCTGCTATGACAAGTTAAGCCGTATCTTTGATGGTCGTAACCCTGCCTTCAACTACCAGTTCATCAATTCGGCACAACGCGACGATTGGGAACAGTACAGGATAACGAAGTTGAACGAGCCTGATGTTTGGGCGACCAAAGGTTGGGAGTTCTTCAAATCCGAAATCAATTCAATACTGATCGTTGACGTTCCGCGTGAGCAGAAGACAGAATACCCGGAGCCGTACTTCTATTGGTTGCCGATCGACGATGTGATCACGTACAAGGCTGACCCAACGACGGGACAGATGGATTATATTGTTTTCCGCCGCCGTGATGAAATTGTTGTGTTGGACGATGAGACGTACCGCGTATGGGATGACAAGAAGCACACCGGACAAATTGACGGTATGCCGAAGATAGAAGCACCGCACGACCTTGGTTATTGCCCGGCCCGTTTCTTCTGGAACGAGCCGATTTCGATTGATGAACCGGATGTAAAGGCATCCCCATTGTCCGCTGAACTTGAATCGCTGGATTGGTTCGAATTCTTCCACATTTCCAAACGACAGTTGGATCTGATGGGTGCTTATCCTATCCTTTCCGGTTACGAACAAAGCTGTGACTTCACGAATGCGGAAAACGGCGACTATTGCGACGGTGGTTTTCTCCGAGACAAACAAGGCCGGTATCGTCTTGACATGGCCGGTTTGCTTTTGCGCTGTCCCAAGTGCGGAAACAAACGTATCATCGGTGCCGGCTCATTTGTGGAGGTCCCGGTACCTAATCCGGATGAAAACCAACCGGACCTTCGAAATCCAGTGCAGATACTTAACGTTGACCGTGACGCATTGGATTACAATGTCGAGGAGCAAAAGAGGTTGCGTGAGGAAATCATCACGGCTGTAGTTGGTCAGGAAGAAATTGTCACGAATCGCGACGCGTTCAACGAACAACAGGTGCAAGCGAATTTCGAATCTGTCACGACCGTATTGATGCGAGTCAAGAAAGGGTTTGAAGCGGCCCAACAATGGGTGGACGAGACCGTTTGCAAGTTGCGTTACGGCCGTTATTTTATTTCTGCAAACATCAATTACGGTACGGAGTTCTACCTGTATAGCGTTGACGAGTTGCGAAACCGTTACAAAGCTGCCAAGGATGCCGGCGCGTCAGAATCGGAGCTTGACATGATGCAACGCCAGATCATCGACACGGAATACCGTAATGATCCAATGCAGTTGCGAAGAATGCTTTTATTGGCGGAACTTGAACCGTTACGTCACATGTCACGCCAAGAGGTTGCGGAATTGTACGAAAAAAGGTTGGTATCGGAAGAGGACTTGCGTATTAAGTTGAATTTCCCTAATTTTGTGCGCAGATTTGAACGTGAAAATACAAACATCTTGGATTTTGGAGAAGCCATACCGTACCAACGTAAAATAGAAACAATCATGGCCGAATTCAGGCGTTATGCCGATGAGCAAAAACCGGAACCGGCACAAGTCTAACACAAAAATGAAACACGTATGATTACTAAAGACGGGCGCGACACCCCGATTGAAAACCTTACCCAAGACAATTACATTGTCCCGAAGGGAGAGGAACAAAGTTATCACGCCGTAATTGAGGTCGTGCAATACGACCAGAAGACCGGCAAGAAGATCTCCAAACCGCGCGTACAGAAATTTGGCAAAAAGCAGTTTGAAACGAATGTTTTGAATTGCATGAAAAAGCAAGGTTACAAAGTGACCATCCTGCACGATCCTAACGCGTGGATCAAAGAGCAACAGGAAAAGGCTGCAAAGACCAAGGCACAACAAGCCGAAGAAAAGGCCAAGGCAGAACAAGAAAAGTTCGATGCCGCCGTTGCAGCAGCAGTCGCGAAGGTGCTTGCCGAACGTGACGCGGCCAACAAACCCGAACAGGATGCCGAGAAAAAACCGGGCCGTCCCAAAAAGGAAACAACCGAATAACCGGATAAAGCCGGCACATCTACAAAAACAAACAAACTACTAACAAACCAAACTATTACAATCATGGCACAGATCGCACAACAGGACAATTTGTTCATTGAAGTTTCCGCACTCGGAACTTTTACCGACGACCAAAAGAAAGCACTCGTTGAGAAATTCAAGGCCGGAACGATTCTTGATGTCGTTCAACGTTCGTCCGCCGGTGTTTCCAAGTGCATTTCCGCCTCGTTTGCCGATGTTTCCACCACTCGTACTTACACGTTCGTTTTCGGTGGTGCATCCCTGCAAAGCGTGACGGCAACCGAAACAATTTCAGCCTAACCGGTTTGCGATACGTGTAAAAGACATTGCAAACAATTCAAAGGGAAAGAATTATGGCACTAACAACCGAATTATTGAACGCCAACGCCGCGACCGCCGCGTTGACTGATGAACAGAAAAACGCCATTGTCGAAATGTCGAAGAATGACGAAACCGCCGTTATCGGCCAGAAGACAGGCGAGATCTATGGCGGTTTGGATGCTGACATTTTGGCTGCATCCGGAATCTCCAAAAACGGAACCGAAAAGACCTACGATTACGCTAAACGTGTTATTGGTGAGATCAAGGGCCAAGCCGGTAACGCCGCCGAACTGCAAAACAAGGTGTCCGAACTGGAGAAGGAGAAAACCCGTTTGGAAGGTGTGATTGCCAAAGGCGGTGCGGATGCCGAAACAAAACGCCAGTTGGATCAAACGAAAGCCGATTTGGCCAACGTCACCAAACAATACACCGATCTAAAAACCGATTACGACAAGGCGAAGACGGAACACGCCAAGGAGTTGTTTGGTTTGAAGATTGACGGCGAGTTTGCGAAGGCAACGTCAAACATCAAGTTCAAGGCCGATCTGCCGGCGTCCGTTACATCTGTGCTGATGCAACAGGTAATCGCCAAAGTTAAGGGAATGAATCCCGAATACATTGACGATGGCAACGGTGGGAAGGTATTGGCGTTCATGGAAAACGGCACACCAAAGAGAAATCCGGAAAACAACTTGCGTCCGTACACGGCAACAGAACTTGTTTCCGCCGAACTCAAAACGATGGGTGTTTTGGAAGAAGGAAGGAAACAGACCGGAGCCGGGACAACGGGTGGCCAAGGCGGAAACCCCGGCGGCTCGAAAACCGTTGACATTTCCGGAGCAACGAGCCAAGACCAAGCACATGAAATCATTGCAAAACAATTGATGCAACGAGGTTTGGTCAATGGATCAAAAGAATTCAACGACGCAATGTCGGCCGCGTGGAAAGAGAACCGCGATGTGTTGAAGGCATTGCCGATTCGTTAAATAGTAACCAACACCGGGTAAAGGGTCAATCCGGCAATTATTAACAATTAAAAACATTACGTATTATGTCACTTATCGCAACCCGTTTGCAGAATTGGCGTGTCGAAAACCCGGAATTTGACCGTAATATGGCCCGCCCGTTGGAATATGGCGCTCTGGACTTCTTCATTGAACAGACCAACGCCGCCAATTCCATCATCAACCCTAACTTGCGCGACCGTGCCTTTGAATCAATTGGCAACACCGTGCAGATCCCCGTCATCAACTACGATGGCGATGTCACTGTTTCCAACGTCCGTTCATGTGTGATCGGCGACGATGAAAACACGTCCGCATTGTACACCGTCAACTGGGTAACCCTCTCCGTCGGTTTCACGATGGTGCCGCAGTTGTACCGAAACAACGAAATCTCCTACGAACACGACTTTGCCCGCAAGATGGAAAAGATTTGCCGCGCCCTTGCAACCGCAATGGACGTTCAGGCAATTGCGGCTCTTGAAGCGAACAAGACCCAAGTGTTCAAAGATTCGTTGTATTACACTGTCACTTCCAATTCCGTGCAGATTCCGTGGAACGCTCGCATGGAGTTTTTGGCTGACATGAATGCAATGCAGCGTGCGAACGCCTATCCGGAAATGCTCCACGTCATCGGTGGTGCCGGCTTCGATTCGCTGGTCCGCAAGATGGCCGAGCATGACATCTACAACGATGTCAACAAGCGTCTGGAATACGACAACAAAGTGTTCCACTATACCAACAACATTGTCAACGAATCCGGCAAGTTCGCTACCGGTTACATCGTTGCCGATGGCAATGTGGGTGTATTGACCCGTGTTGACCGCGAGGCATTGAGCCGCACCCGTGCCAACTTCCACGAATGGGATGTGGTACGTCTGCCGTACATTGATCTCCCGGTCGGTTCGCACTACTACACCGCAGTTGGCGACCAGTCCGGTATCGCCGGTGCTGCATCCGCAGACATGACTTGCAACGTCAAGGAGTACTTCGGATTTTCGGTTGACATCGCGTTCCTCGTTGCTTACAACAGCAATCCGGAAACGGTTGCCAACCCAATCATCAAAGTTGAGGTTGCAACTCCCGGCACCGCAAATCCGTTTGCCCAACCGGTTGAAGTCGTGAATGGTGAGGATAACCCTGTAATGACGCAAGCCGTGCAGGGTTAGCCTTCATTATCTCTAATCAATTGTTCGCGGGGACGGGTAACAACAACCCCGTCCCCGTTTTTCGTACAGAAAATTAACGCATAACAAAAACGTGTAAAAAAAAACGTGGATCTTTAACATGATACGATTGCAAGAAATACAAGAAGCATTGTTGCACGTGGTAGGTTGGCAACAAGATTACAATCCGGGACACCATATCGACGGCGAATTGTGCCAATCGGAAAGCGGATTGACCTTCCAAGGCGCACATCCTCTTGTGACGTTGAGTAACATCCGGTCAATCATGCCGGATGATTACTTGTATAGATACCAGGAATGGAACTCGATCGTATCTTACAAGGTCGGAAAAAAGGTCAGACACAACGGTATAGTGTGGATTGCCAACCGTGATAATGTCGGAGAGGAGCCGGTTAAATCGGACTTCAACCAAGATTTCAACAACGACTTCGGAGGTCCGAGTCCTTGGGTTGTCTATAACATGGAATCGGATTTTGTGCGTCTTCTGACAATCAACGGCATCAACACCGCCGTTCAGACGTTCATTCAGGAAAAGCAGTTACAGCAGGAAACGCGCAACTTGCTTGAACGCAGGACGTTCTTTGACGGTGCCGCACGCTTGCAGGCGACGATTGACCCTTCCGGGAAGATAGTCGGTTTTGAAATCGTACCGGTGCGTTCCATGGGAGTAACGACGAAGATTGAAAGGATCGGTTTGCAAATGGTTGGAGCCACTGGTAATGTCAGTTTGTATTTGTTCCATTCATCGCAAGTTGAGCCAATGCGTAAGATTGTATTGGAATTCACGAATACCAATGGCGGTTTCCAATGGTTCACGCCTTCGGTGCCAATCTATCTTCCGTACATACCGGGAACAGATGGCAAAGGCAACGATTCTGGTGGTGCATGGTTCCTATGTTACAGCCAAAATGAATTGCCTTTTGGGATGCAAGCATTGAATGTGTCTAAGGATTGGTCCGTTGAACCATGCCAGACGTGTCTTGGAGGTTCGATTGAATCATGGCGACAAATGACAAAGTATTTGCAGGTATCCCCGTTCTGTATCAATGCTCCGGCTGACTTCAGCGATTACCATGAAATGTTCGACATCGGCCAACTTGCATATACCAACACGATGAATTACGGTATGAATGTTGAAATTTCGGTGGGCTGCGACCTTACCGATTTCATCATTTCACAGCGTCAGATATTCGCAACGGTAATCCAAAAGCAGGTAGCGGCCAATGTTTTGAGGACAATAGCGATGAACCCGGACGTGCGCGTTAACAGAAACCAAGTGAACGTGACGCGCGACGAACTACTTTACGAAATCGACGGCGCTCCGCAAGGACGCGCAACCGGTTTGGGGTATGAACTGAAACAGGCTTACAAGGCGTTGTCGATCGACACGCGCGGTTTGGACCGTATATGTTTGCAGTGCAACAACCATGGTGTCAAGTACCGCACCGTGTAGCCAATTGAACAAAAAAAACGGCGAATGACGGGCGTTTGGAAAACAAACAACACTTACACTATCATCCGCACCAAACGCCCTGAAACGCCAAAAAAAACGCTGAAAAAATGGGAATATTGAATGACCTACGGACACGCGTCGCAAATGTCAATGACGGCTTGCAGACAGGAGAACTTGTACGAAATGCCGTTGTAAGGCACCCGGAAGACATAATGGAGTTGCAAAAACAACAATTGTTTTCCGGATTGGCCTCCAACGGTCAAGACATACGCCCATATTACAGTGAAGACTTGCAACCATCCGGATATTTCAAGAGTGTGGAATCGGCAAAACGGTATGCGGCTTGGAAGGAATCCGGTATTACATACCCGTATGCCGCCAAGCGCAACCCGGATGCGCCAAACCTGTATATCAACGGCCGTTTCCATGATGAACTTGGAGTTGAATTCACTGATCAAACAGTCGGGGTTGTCGGCACGACCGGATATGCAAAGGGGATCGTCGAGAAATACGGAATTCAAACATTCGGTTTGATGATGTCAAACTGGATGGTCGTGTTTGTCGAACGTGGAGCATACGACGAATTGATGAACGAATTAAAATCACGTCTTTATGTTAACTAATGCGCCAGTAATCAAGAATCCGGTAATGTTGGATGCCATTATAGGCGAGATCCAAAACGGATTGATCGAAAACATAACATGGTTGGACGTTGCTTTTGGAAGATCGCAGCGGCTGTCAAAGAACATGAACGGGAAAAGGATCGTCACTCCAAACGTCTATTGTGGCGGTTGGAACGGTCATGGTGAAAACGACTACATCGAAGTTTCGCCAGATTCGAAGATTGGGAACTTCTCGTTTTTTGAGATAGAAGATCCGCAAACGATCAACGCCGGACCTTGGGCGCGTGAGATAAAGGCTCCGTTTGGTTTGATTGTCTGGTTCGACCTCACGCGTGTCTATGGAGAGTCAGACAATCGTAACACGGAGAAATTGAAAGCTGACATCTTGCGTTGCCTTAATGGGCGTGACGGTTGGCATCTTTCGGAAGGTCGCATAATGATCAACCGCATCTACGAACGTGCCGAAAACATTTACCGTGGCTATACATTGACAGAAATTGACAATCAGTTTTTAATGCACCCGTATGCCGGATTCCGGTTCGACGGGCTATTGGAATACCCTGAATTATGCTTACAATAATCGAATTTGCTTGTTGGGTTGTGGCCATCGCATTGACGGCCGCATTCCTGTTGTCATTGGCAACGAAGTGGGGTTGGATTGAATGGTTGCAGGTACATGCACCGAATGACTTTTTGCACAAACTTTTTTCGTGCAAGTTTTGCTGTTCATGGTGGATGTCCGTGGCAATTTCATTATCTTTGTGCGTTGCGACGCATGATTGGTATCTGATGTTCGCACCAATTTGTACCACTACAATTACCCGGGAGTTATGGTAACGGCAAACATAGGGAAACACAAGGTCGAGTTCTACGACACGATAGAGGAATTGCCGATCGTGCGTTTCCACAAGTACCAGAAACTGTTGTTGGTCGATGCCGGGGTTGGATCTGACATATCCGCATTAGACCAACGTCTGTTAAAAGCGCGTGAGTTCATAGGTGCAGGCAAGCCGGAACAAGCTCAACGTGAGTTGGAAAACTTGAGGCAATGTGTTTACATGATCCAAAACGAGTTGTCGCCGAAACACAGGGCGTTTGCCGTGTTGGTCGCCAAACTGGACGGAAAGGAATGCAACGACATTGGCGACGATGCGTTGGTTGCCATTACCGCTACATTGAATGATGTGCCGGAACAAGAATTGACCGCCCAGTTGGAAGCGGTCAAAAAAAAAATTGACGGGGAACTGATGTTGTATTTCCCGTCATTGTTCAATGATGGGGAAGTGAAAGAGTATTACGACCTTCTGAAAAAGCGCACCTTGGAAATCTTGAACGGTATTGTTGCCGGTGTCAATGATCCGGCAGCGTCAAAAATCGTTTCGAAGCTAACGACCGCGCTGATCACTTACTCGAATCCGAAGTTGTTCACCGGATCGGACGGGGTGGAAATACAGTTTGAAAGGCAATACGAAAACCTTTGCCTTGTGTTGTCAGAGCAATTGCATGTCGATCCGAAGAAATATACCGTTTTGGAATTCTACAATGCGTTTGACTTTGTAAAGGAACGGGCGAAACAGGCTGAAAAGGCCCAAAAACAGCCCAATTTCAAACGATAACGTGTTTGGATATATAATTTATCATCTGAAAAACGAAACGCCGTTATACGGCATTTTAAACAAAAATAACAATGGATAACCCGAACCCGATTTATTACCGCGATCTGATCACGCCGGACGATTCGATCACCAATTTGATGGAGCAATTGGATGAATTGATCACCAAGTACGACGGGGCAAAACAAAAAATACAGGGCGCTGCCGCCGAAATTGCCAAGGGTATGCAAAACGTATCCGGCGCAAGCGAAGAACAACGCAAGACAATTCAATTGGCGACCGAACAGTCGGAAAAGTTAGTTGCCGAATATCGTGACGTAACGACAGCACAATGGAAAGCAACACAGGCGTTCGCAGAAGCAGCAGCCGCCAAAAAGGAATCGGCCCAAATTGACAAACTGATTACCCAGATAAACACGTCGGTCGAGGGATCGTACAACAGGTTGTCCGCCCAATACCGACTTAACAAAATTCGTCTTAACGAAATGTCCGCCGCCGAACGTTCGGGGACGCAAGCGGGCCGCGCATTGGAACAGGAAACGGCCGCCATTTATGAGGAAATGAAGCGCTTGCAGGAAGCAACCGGTAAGCACCAGTTGAATGTCGGTAACTATGCCGACGCGGCCAAGGGTTTGAAAATGGAATTAACGTCGTTGATACAACAGATGGCGTTGTTGAAAACCCAAGGCGAGACCAATTCCGAAGAATACCAGACAATGGCCGCCCGGGCCGCCGAATTAAAGGACGCAATGGCCGACGCCCAAACAGAGGTTAAGGCGATGTCGTCCGACACTCAACAATTGGATGCGACGATGGGCGCGGCGTCCGCCGCATCGGGCGGAATGTCCGCAGTTACCGGAACTATGGCATTGATGGGTACGACGTCGGAAACGGCCACGGATGCACAGAAGAATTTAGGCACGGCCGTGGGTATTGTTTCCGGATTGACCGCCGTTCAAAACGCGTTGCAAAAGGAATCCAACGTCATGACGGGGATTCGTATTTTGCAAACCAAGGCCGCAACAAAGGCTGAACAATTGGATACGGCCGCCAAGGCCAAGAACACCTCCGTCACTGCCGGGGCCACGGTTGCGCAACGCATATTCAACGCCGTTGCCGCAGCAAACCCTTATGTCCTGTTGGCAATTGCATTGATAACTGTTGTTGGCGCATTGGTGGCGTTTGCCGCCGGGTCCAACAGGGCCGCCAAGGAACAAACCAAGTTGAACAAAGAGTTGGCCGCCCAATTGGATTACATGGAACAATTGGCCGCATCGGAAACCCGGTCCAATGACGAACGAATCCAAACGTTGCAAAACGAATTGGATGTGGCCAAGGCCCGAAACGCGTCCCTATCCGAAACCCGGGCGTTGGAAGATGAAATTTACAACGAACGCGTCAAGGCCCACGACGAACAGATGGAAATTTACGGTGAACAAGTTGCCGGATTGGAGGCGAACCGCGCCAAGGTTGAGCAATTACAAAAAACGCTTTTAGAATTGCAACAGGCCCAAGCCGCCGGAAAGAATCGTTTGCGCGTGGATGTTGACTTGGACGGAAAGGTTGAGAAAACAAAAATTAGCAAAGCAATTGAAGCCGTCCAAGGACAAATTGACAATTACGGCCGTTCCGTTCAAATCGCCGTTGACTTGCAAACAGAGGGTGCACAAATTTCCACGGAGCGCGCCGTACAGTTGGCCCAACGCCGCAAGGAATCACAAGATATAGCCAAGACTGAATTGGACGTGTTACGTTCGTCGCAAGAAGCCCGCATTGCGTTAATAAACGATTCTTACAAACGTGAATCCGCCCAACTGAAAGCGAACGCCAATCGTCAGATCCAAGACATCCAGACACGGTTAAAGACTGAAACCAATTTGACCGTAAAGGCCCGCCGGGCTTTGAATGACCAAATAAAATCCATCCAGGCAAAGTACAATCAAGATTTGCGAGATTTGCAAAACGCTTTTGCCGCCCGGGATTTGGCCGCCCGCCGTGAAACACAAGACGTGGAAATTGCGTTGATGGCCGACGGGGCCGAAAAGGAACGTACCGTGTTGCGTGTTGGATATGAAAGACAAATTGAGGATTTAACGACCGCCATTGCAACGCAACGGGATTTGACCGAAACCGAAATTGCCGAAATGTACAATCAATTGGTCTTTCTGGGCGACCAATACCGCAAGGATCTTGCAAAATTAGACGAGCAAATAACCGTTGACCAATTGAACGCCGATGCGGCACGTACCCAATTGCAATTGGACGCCACGCGAGAAGGGTCCCAACAACAGGTCGATTTGTCAATTGAGTTGCTGAAAAAGCAACGTGACATCGAATTGGCACAAAACGCCCAATTGGCCGCCGATGTACGCCAAAATGAAGCGGACATCAACAAGAAATGGGACGCCATCATATTAAAGCAAACGACCGAATTAACGTCCAAACGTGCGTTGATGTTGTTGG